AAACATAGGTACAGGTCAAGAACCAATATTGCCTGCTCCCGGAGCAGGTAAGATATACAATATATTAAAGGCTACTTATAGATACAACTATAATTCTGTAGCTTATAATAATGTAGGCATTTATTTAGTTTATGGTGATGCACTTGCCACAAACGCGACTAATACACTTTCAAATTTTATAAATTCAACAACTAATAAGATAGGGTTTGCTTCATTTTTTGCAGGAAATTCAGATGGATTGATAAATACCGATATATTAATTGAGGCTAATGGAGTAACAGGTACAGGTAATGGTACATTAGATGTTTATGTTACTTATGAAATTATTACTTTGTAATGGATATTAGAAAAATTTCAATAGGACCCGACTATAAGAATGGGGCGATGCATTACATCGTCGGGCAAAAGGTATTGAATGACACTAATGAAAACCATCTTATAAAGCATAACTCAAATACAAGCTCTATTCTCATTTATATTATCAATCAGAGAAAAGAGATTATATTGTGGAAGGAATTTAATTCCACGATTCCAATTTCAATTGAATACAATATAAATTTTTAAATGCGTTCACCATATCAGTTTATTGTAAGACCTGTAAATAACAAGAGATACGATAATACTAGAGACTTTGGGGGTGTAGAATTTATCGTAAGCACATCTGAGGAGGACCACAAGTTCTCCAACAGGTATGCTGAGGTAATATCAACTCCATTGAATTATGATGGGCCTATATCGGTAGGCGATATACTTCTAGTGCATCATAATGTCTTCAAGTATTACAATGACATGAAGCTCAGGCACAAAAGTGGTAAGAGTTTTTTCAGGGATGATAACTTTTTTATTGACTATGAGCAGTTTTTCATGTACAAAAAGGGTTCCACGTGGAATGCACATGACCGATTCTGTTTTGTAAAACCATTACCTGCAATTGACTCATACATTAAGAAGCCTTTTACTGAAGAGCCATTGATGGGCGTCATGAAGTATTCAAATGAATACTTGAAAAGCAAAGGAATTAATGATGGTGACTATGTATGCTTCATGCCTGATAGCGAATATGAGTTTACTGTTGATGGAGAAAAGCTATATAGAATGTATGACAGCCAAATAACAATCAAGTTATGAATGTAATGACCCTTGATAATGTGTTGTCTAACCCAAAAGAGTATGTAAGCGACATATTCTCGCGTGGTTTTCAGGACATTTTTGATGGCGTTAATACATTTAAGAATATACAGCCTAGAGATAATAATGATGAGTTTGCTTCATTTATCTCTTCGATATTTATAAACTACAAGATTAATTACAATTTTGTAAGGATGTCACCATTGAGTCAAATTGAGCCTAATTTCATTCATAAGGATGACATGATGGGCGATGTGACTTGTATTTTATATTTAAGCGAATCGCACCCTGAAGAAGACGGTACTAGTTTGTATGATGAAGATGAAAATGTTATTTGTAAGGTATACTCTAGATTTAATAGGTTATTGGTATTTGATGCGGATACAAAACACTCTAGAAACATATTTGAGAATTTTGGTAATGGCAATGAGGCTAGGCTTATTCAAGTCATATTTTTAAAGGAAAGTAAATGAACTCAAAAGATATAAGATTAAGGATTATTGAGGCGGGTCATCGAGCTGTTGAGCAACTAATAAAGGTTGCAAAAGAAGATATTATAAAGCCTGACGGAGATGATGAGTTGGCTGCAGACAAATTAAAAAATGCTGCGGCAACAAAAAAGTTGGCTATATTTGATGCGTTTGAGATTTTATCTAGAATAGAAGCTGAGAGAGAAAACATAGAGTCTATAGATAAAGGCGTCAATAAATTTGAAACAAAACAAGGTTTTGCAGAAAGAAGGTCTAAATAGTACGATATATAAATCTATTAAGGGGTATATCCCCAATGCCGTTCTGTCCAAAAAAAATAGGTCTAAATCTTGGTTGTATGGATACAACGAAGAGTATGATATGGTTGTCATATCAAAGACGGGTCAAGTAGGTGAGGTTATAAATATATCAGGATTATTGATTGCGCTTCCATTAGCTCCATCTGAATGTTATAGCAGGCACAGGAACCCATCTGAACAATATTGGGAAAGGGAGACAATACCAAAGGACTTAGAGCGAATTACATCTATATTTCAGTGGAACGAAAAGTCATCTGATTTCAAGAACAGGTGGGTTGATTATATTGAAAAGCAATTTGATTATAGAGAGGATGGCTTTTGGTTTATGAATAACGGGAAGCCTACTTACATTACCGGGTCGCATTGGATGTATTTGCAGTGGGCATCAATTGATGTTGGATATCCTGATTACAGGGAAGCGAATAGAATATATTGGATTTTTTGGGAAGCATGTAAGGCAGACCCTAGGTCATTTGGCATGATATACCTAAAGATTAGACGTTCGGGTTTTTCATTTATGTCATCAACTGAGTGTGTAAACATAGGCACATTAGCAAGAGATGCTCGCATAGGTATCTTGTCAAAGACGGGTGCTGATGCGAAAAAGATGTTTACCGACAAGGTCGTTCCTATAAACAATCGTCTTCCTTTCTTTTTTAAGCCTATCATGGATGGTATGGATAAGCCTAAGACTGAGTTGGCTTTTCGTGTGCCTGCTGCCAAGATTACTAAGAAGAACATGTACAATACCGAGGAGATTGAAATTGATGGCTTGGATACTACAATAGATTGGAAGAATACAGAAGAGAACTCGTATGACGGTGAGAAGTTATTGTTCTTGGCGCATGACGAGAGTGGTAAGTGGGTACGTCCAAATAATATATTGAACAATTGGCGGGTAACAAAAACCTGTCTAAGATTGGGTAGCAAGATTATTGGTAAGTGCATGATGGGTTCTACATCTAACGCTTTGAGCAAGGGTGGTGATAATTTTAAGTCATTGTATGAGGATTCAAGTGTATCTAAAAGGAACGCCAACGGACAAACTAAATCGGGTCTATACTCCTTATTTATCCCGATGGAGTGGAACATGGAGGGTTTTATAGATAAACATGGCATGCCTGTATTTAGGAAGCCTGAGAAGTCTGTATTAGGTGTTGATGGGGCCATGATTAGTAATGGGGCTATTGATTATTGGGAGGCTGAGGTAGATTCATTGAAGAATGATGCTGACGCATTAAATGAGTTCTACCGTCAGTTCCCTAGAACAGAATCACATGCATTTAGGGATGAAAGCAAACAAGCTCTGTTTAATCTAACCAAGATATATCAACAGATTGACTACAATGATTCTGTCTTACAGGAGCACTATTTGACTAGGGGGTCTTTCTATTGGAAGGATGGCATCAAGGATAGTCAAGTTATTTGGACTCCTGATAGCAGAGGAAGGTTCTTGGTTAGTTGGATACCGCATAAACATTTGCAGAACAATGTGCATTTGCGAAACGGGATTAAGTATCCCGGCAATGACCATATAGGTTCATTTGGATGCGACTCCTATGACATATCTGCCGTAGTTGGTGGCCGTGGCTCGAATGGAGCATTGCATGGCATGACTAAGTTCCATATGGACGAGGCTCCTACTAATGAGTTTTTCTTAGAATATATATCTAGGCCTCAAACTGCTGAGATATTTTTCGAGGAGGTGCTTATGGCTTGTATATTTTACGGCATGCCTATTTTGATAGAGAATAACAAGCCAAGGTTGCTTTACCACTTTAAGAATAGGGGATATCGAGGCTTTTGTATGAATAGGCCCGATAAGCAATATAACAAACTCAGCAAGACCGAAAGGGAGCTTGGTGGTATACCTAACTCATCTGAGGATGTTCGTCAGGCGCATGCGTCTGCAATTGAGTCATACATTGAGAAGTTTGTGGGTATGGACATGACGGGCGAGTATAGAAATAGCGATGAGATTGGGAGTATGCCATTTAGCAGAACTCTTGAGGATTGGGCTAAATTTGATATGAACGACCGAACTAAATTTGACGCCTCAATTAGTTCGGGGTTGGCAATTATGGCTAATCAGAAGCATTTATATATGCCTGAAAAAAAAGAATCGAAAATTAGTCTTAACTTCGCAAGGTATAGGAATGATGGTTCAAAAAGTCAATTGATTCGATGAAAGATATAGAAATAGAAATCAAGTCTGCCACCTTCCCAAGCCAACTCGCAACTGATTCGGAGAAAGCATCTCCTGAATTTGGTTTGCAGGTTGGTCAAGCTATTCAGTATGAATGGTTCAGGAAAGACAGTAACAATTGCAGATATTACGGCCAATGGAAAGAGTTCCATAAGCTGAGATTATATGCAAGAGGTGAGCAGTCTATTGGCAAATATAAAGATGAGCTATCTGTAGATGGTGACTTGTCTTATTTGAATTTGGATTGGACTCCTGTCCCTATTTTGCCAAAGTTTGTTGATATTGTTGTGAATGGTATGTCTGATAGGCTTTTCAAGGTAAAAGCGTATTCTCAGGATGCTATGTCACAAGCGAAAAGAAATAAGTATCAAGATATGATTCAGGGCCAAATGGCTGCTAAAGATATCTTGACTGATATACAGAAAGCTACGGGCGTAAATCCATTTGTTATGGACCCTGAGGAGCTTCCTAATACAGACGAGGAGCTTCAGTTGTATATGCAATTGAATTACAAGCCTGCTATTGAAATTGCTGAGGAAGAAGCGATTAACACGATTTTTGACGAGAATCACTATCAGGATACTAGAAAGAGACTTGATTACGACATGACCGTTTTGGGTATTGCTGTAGCCAAGCATGAGTTTCTTCCCGGCGCAGGTGTTCAGATTTCATATGTAGACCCTGCTAATATTGTTTATAGCTATACTGAAGACCCATTCTTTAACGACTGTTTTTATTGGGGAGAGATTAAGACTTTGCCAATTACTGAGTTGATGAAGATTGACCCGAATCTTACTCCTGAGCAGCTTGCTGATATTTCAAAATATAGTCAGGGTTGGTATGATTACTATAATGTAGCTAGATTCTACGAGAATAGCATGTTTTATCGTGACACATGCACGCTCCTGTATTTTAACTATAAGACCACTAAAAAGATGGTCTATAAGAAGAAGATACTTGAGAGTGGTGGGACTAGAGTTGTGGAGAAGGATGATACGTTTAATCCTCCAACAGAGATGATGGAAGAGGGGCGTTTTGAGAAGCTAGAGAAGACTATTGACGTTTGGTATGAAGGTATCATGGTCATGGGGACAAACATTCTTATTAAATGGGAGATGAGCCAAAATATGGTTCGTCCTAAGTCCTCTAGTCAGCACGCATTGCCAAACTACGTTGCTTGTGCTCCGCGCATGTACAAGGGCGTTATCGAGTCATTGGTTCGTCGTATGATTCCATTCGCTGATTTGATTCAAATAACGCACCTTAAGTTACAGCAGGTTATTGCTAGAACAGTCCCTGATGGTGTATTTATTGATGCCGATGGATTAAATGAAGTTGACTTAGGAACGGGCAACGCCTATAATCCTGAGGATGCATTGAGGTTGTATTTCCAAACAGGTAGTGTTATTGGTCGTAGTTACACTCAAGATGGCGAGTTTAATAACGCTAGAGTACCTATTACTCAATTGACATCTAACTCAGGAGCTAGCAAGACTCAGATGCTCATTGCGAATTACAATCACTACATGGACATGATTCGTTCGGTCACAGGCTTGAATGAGGCTCGTGACGGTTCGACTCCTGACCCTAATTCTTTGGTTGGTATACAAAAATTAGCTGCTCTTAATTCTAATACAGCTACTCGTCATATTTTAGATTCAGGTCTATATATTTATCGTTCATTGGCTGAGGCATTGACTTACAGGGTTGCTGACATTTTGGAATACGCTGATTTTAAAGATGATTTTGTTAATAAGATTGGTAAGTACAACGTATCAATATTAGATGAGATATCTGACCTTTATATCTACGATTTCGGTATTTTCATCGAAGTTTCTCCTGATGAGGAACAAAAGGCTCAGCTTGAATCCAATATCCAAATGGCATTATCTAAAGGTGATATTAACCTTGAGGATGCCATTGACATTAGAGAAATCAAAAACATTAAGCTCGCTAATCAGCTCTTGAAGATGAAGAGAATCAAGAAGCAGGATAGAGAAGAGAAAATGGAAATGCAGAAGCAAGCTATGATGTCTCAGCAACAATTGAAGTCTCAGGAGCTTGCTGCTCAGACGGCAATGCAGAAAATGCAGGCTGAAGTTCAAACCAAATTGCAATTGAAGCAAGCTGAAGTTGAGCTTGATATTCAAAGA